TTTAGGTCTATTCTATCCAAGTGGATTAACATCTGACCTAAGTGGTAATATCGTTGCTATTCCCCCATCACATATGATGCTAAGAACATTCTTACGCAACGATTCAGTGGCTTATCCTTGGTTTGCTCCAGCTGGTACTCGTCGTGGTATTATTGATAACGCAACAAATATTGGTTACTTAGATGCAACTACTAACGAATTCGTTACAATCAAAACTCGTCTTGGTATCAGAGATGTACTATACATCAATTTCATCAACCCTTTAGTATTCTTTACTGGTAATGGATTGTTGAACTATGGTAATAAGACAAGTTTCAACTCATCTAGTGCCCTTGATAGAGTTAATGTTGCTAGATTGATTGCATATATCCGTAGACAGTTGACATTAGCAACAAGACCGTTCGTATTCGAACCCAATGATGCTTTAACAAGACAGCAAGTTTCTGGTGTGGTTGAGTCGTTGATGATTGACTTAGTAGCCAAGCGTGGTATATATGACTACTTGGTTGTATGTGATGAAAGTAACAACACACCTGCTAGAATAGATAGAAATGAATTGTGGATAGATGTTGCGATTGAACCAGTCAAGGCTGCTGAATTCATCTATGTACCAGTTCGTATTCTAAACACTGGTGAAATAGCAAGTCTATAATTATGATAAATAGAAATACAGGAGATATTTAAAATGGCAACAGCCTCACAATCACTTTTTAATATGACGGTAGCCAGCGATAATGCTGGAGGCAATCAAGGCTTGTTAATGCCTAAACTACAGTTTAGATTTAGAGTAAATTTTTTAAATTTTGGCGTAGATGCAGCAGGTGGATTAAATCTAACAAAACAAGTTATAGATTGTAGTCGTCCTGCTATAACATTTGCTGATATTAATTTGGCAGTATACAATTCAACTATTAAGCTTGCCGGCAAACATAGTTGGAATGACTTCACTTGTAATGTCAGAGATGATGCATCAGGTACTGTATCTAGGGCTGTTGGTCAACAGTTGCAAAAGCAATTGGATTTCGTTGAACAAGCTTCAGCAGCTACAGGTCAAGATTATAAGTTCCAAACAAATATTGAAATTCTAGATGGTGGAAACGGTGCTTATGTTCCTGGTGTCCTAGAAACTTGGGAATTATATGGATGCTATCTCAAAGTTGCTACTTACAATGCATTAAATTATGCTACAAGTGATGCTGTAACAATAGCATTGACTATAGCATACGATAACGCTATACAGTCTCCATTGAGTTCAGGTGTCGGCGCACCAATTGGAAGAATATTGGGTGGTGCATCAGCAACAGGTATTGGTGCTGCTACATAATTTATGGCAGGATTCGTACAAAATCTTCTCAAAGACGCTGCCGGAGCAACCTTCGGCAGCGATTACCTTAGAGATTACACTCACGCATCAAAAACATTTAGGACAAATAACTATCAATATGCTCCTAAATTAAAGTTTTTATTTCATGTATATTTTGAAATAAATCCAGAAGCTTACGCAGAGAATCTATCAACTGGTGCTAATTTTGGATTGGCAGTCAAATCAGTTAAATTACCATCTTATAGTTTTGCTGTGCAAACAATGAATCAATACAATCGCAAAAGATTGGTTCAAACTAAAATCAATTATGATCAGGTAGATATTACTTTCCACGATGATTCAGGTGATCAGATAAGATCACTTTGGTATGCATATTATACTTACTATTATGGTGATGGTCAAAATCCTCAAGTAGCATTTGGTGGAAAAAGAGGAAATAACGCACTTAAAACTAATGTTGGTGGTGGCGTAGCAGCAGCGGCAAATGGTGCTGACTATAATCTTAGAACTCAATATGATAACGAAGCTACTACTAATCAATATTGGGGTTATCAAGGAACTACTGCTGATCCAGAAGGTAGAAAAATACCATTTTTTAAAAATATACAAGTATTTGGATTTGACCAACATCGTTATTATGCTTATACTTTAATAAACCCTATGATATCTTCCTTTTCTCATGATACCTATGACTACTCTCAGGGTAATGGTACTATGCAAATGCAAATGGGTTTACAATATGAAACTGTAGTTTATAATAAAGGTTCTATTGATGGTAAGAATCCTAGTAATATTGTTGCTGGATTTGGTGATCGTGAACATTATGATAGAACACTAAGTCCTATCGCTAAACCAGGGTCTAATGCTACTATATTAGGTCAAGGTGGTTTAGTAGATGCTGCTGGTGGAGTAGTAAATAGTTTAAGTAAAAATCCTCCTGATATTTTAGGTGCAATCGTGACAGCTGGTACAGCATATAACACATTTAAAAATAAAAATTTAAAACAAGTGGCAAAACAAGAATTACTTACAGGTTTACAAAATTCTGTAAGAGATACACCAAATACAAGAAATGCTATATTTAATTTCCCAGGTCCTGCAGGAACTTCACAAAGTCTAGGAAGAGCATTAAATAATTATATTCAATCTCCACCAACAATAGGTGCACCAGGTAAAGCAGGAGTGGCAACTAATAATGGCTAATATAATAGATAATCGCAATTCGTTAGATCAAACAATAAGAATCTATGATTCTTTTTATGCCTTCGATTTAAAAGTTGGTGCCTCACAATTTGATATTGTATATGGATATTTTTCTAGTGTCTGTACAACAAAACAAATAGCAGGGAATTTCACTGCCACTTTATTCAGAATCGCTCAACAAACTGATATTGATGTATTAGTTCTTTTACAACAAATACAGGGTACAAATTCAACTTTAGAAATGAATAAAGTAATATGCTATTACTTAAATAGTTTCAAATCAAAAACTGCTTTATATGGGATTGGAAATGTTCCTATACCAGTTTTACCTGTTGCAAGAAATGTAGTACAATGATATGGCTAATTATGCACAGGGTATATTCACGCCCAAGAACCCAGCAAAATATATAGGCAATCATAAACCTAAATATCGTTCAGGTTGGGAGCTTAGGGTAATGATGTTTTTAGATGAAAATAAACATATTACTCATTGGGCTAGCGAATCAATATCAATTCCATATAGAAATCCGTTAACTGGCAAGCATTCAATGTATGTCCCGGATTTTTTTGTTGTTTATGAAAATAAATTTCACTGCATGAAAGCAGAAATTATAGAAGTAAAACCCAAAAGCCAAACTTCACTAACAGAAGCAAAATCAAGACATGATCAAGCACATGCCATTATTAATCAAGTTAAATTTGCAGCCGCAACAGCGTATTGTAAGCAACATGGTTATGTCTTTAGAGTAATAAGTGAAGATTCTATTTTCATGAACTCTAGAAGTAATATCAAAAAAAGATAAATATATATGAGGATCGCGGTACTGGAAATACCCACCCTCTCTAATGCTTATAAGGAGCACCAGCAATGATATTTATCAACAATCGGTATACAGCAATCTATTATAAAATAATAAATTCTGCGAAGGAAAATCACATTTCTAATGACGCAGAGAGGCACCATATAATTCCAGAATCATTTTTTAAAAATAGGTCTAGAATAGGTCCTTCTGGTTGGCTTGATGGAAATCCAAACGATCCGAATAATATTGTGTTTTTGTCACAAAGAGAACATGCATTTTGTCACAAATTACTAGTAAGAATGACTCAAGGAAAAATGAAATCTAAAATGGTTTTGGCTATATGGAGAATGATGAATGGAAAACATAAAAAATTGTTCTCATCTAGAGATTATCAAAATTATAGAGCATTATTTACAGAGAATATAAAAAACATCAATCTCAGTAAAAAAAGAAAACCATTAACAGAATCTCATAGAAAAAATATATCTTTGGCTACTAAAGGTATTCTAAAAACAGAAAAAGCAAAAAATAATATGAAAATTGGATGGGAGAACAGAGATAGAAATGTAAAAGAATCAACAAGAGAATTGAACAGAATAGCTAGCACTAATTTTTGGTCTTCATCTGAAGTTAGGAAATCTCAATCTGAAAAAAGAAAAGAATTTCTTGCATTAAATCCTTTATTTTTAGAAGAACAACTGGAAAGACTCAACAAATATAATACTTGCGAGTATTGTAGTATTTCTACTAATATAGGAAATTACAAAAGATGGCACGGAACAAAGTGTAGACTAAATAACATATGACAAAAAAATTGCAAGAATTGTTTGAATTACCCGAAGAAGATATTCGTAATCTTGCTACTCCTATACCTGAATATGCTAGAGAAATCACAAGAGAAACTATAACAAATTTAGAGAAAATAGAAAACGCTTTGCCACAGATTCGTGGATTAGAAACCGCTGATATTGAAATGGATTCGCTTGCTGATCTAGCGCAAAACAGTTATAAAGATTTAATGGATCTTGGTATGCAAGTTGATAGTAGATATAGTAGTGAGATATTTAATGTTGCTGGTACGATGTTAGGACATGCTATTACCGCAAAAACAGCAAAGGTAAACAAGAAATTAAAGATGTTAGAATTGCAACTGAAAAAAGCTGCATTAGATCAAAAGATATCTGCAAAGAATGAAGAAGTTGATGCCACAC